ACCTCTGTTGGGAATGGTGCTAGGTCAAACTGATATGATACCCATTTATATGCTCCAGTCTTTTGATTTCTCTGATACTTAGTCTTATTCATCTTGACAGTATTATCTTTATACTGTACAAATAATTCTAATTTATCCTTATCAGAATCCCATAGAGGATATAATATTGGAACTATATCGCTAGTCCAATAATCATCGTCTATAGTTTTCATCACTCCTTCAAATTGAATGGTCTTATCAAAGGCATTCAAGTATAGTGATGTTTCTGATGGTGATGCCATAGTTGCCATTTATAGTGCCTTAATTAAATACTTTACCCTATGGTATTTAGTGATGAGAGGAATGTTATTCTCTGCAGTCACGGTTGCAGTCGTAGTTATAGGTGTAGATGATGACATTGTAAATGTACCATCACCAACTGTGAGTGCTGCACCAACTGCTGATACTTCTCTTCTTACCTGATCAATACCATCATCAGAATTAATATCATTACCACCAAGATCTAAGTTACCTGTTAGTGTTGCTCCACCAGTAGATATGAATGTATTGGTTGTTGTTGAAGCAAAGAATGTTGTTATTGCTGCTAGTCCATAGTTATCATCTGTTGATGTTGCTGTTTGATACGTAGGTCCTCTATCCTGTTCAATAATTAATGTTATTTCATTAGCTCTGAAAGCATCTCCTTCTGCTATTGGAATGGTTACATCTTGCCAATTCGGATTAACATCTGCTGCTAATAATATTTGACTGAATAATGTGACATTGTTAGATGATCCTCTCTTATAGAATATATTCAGTGCTTGGTCTGGATTCTCTCCACCATTTTGATCACTACCTCTAATTACAGTAAATCTAATAGCATTGACATTTGTAAAATCAAATGTTCCTACCTCTAACTGTCTCTTACCCCCTGCATCTGATGCACTGCCTGTAAATTCTATGTACCTTTGTATTTTTTGATTAGTATTAAATGGTATTACACTACCACTAAAACCACTATTATTTCCTGTTCCTATACCAAATTGTTTTTGTTTAATGCCAGCATCTGTTGATGATAACCATACGTCTGCATCAAATGCTGTTCCTTGTGCATCACCACTTGTATCACACTCATAGTATACTCCTGTTGGTACAGTGATATCGCCAGGTAATGTTGTTCCTTCCTCTTGTCCAAAGTATCTTACATATATGTTTCCACCCGCACCATCACCACCAGTACCACCACCTAGACCTCTGTCTTGTAAGTTGACTGTGACGTTAGTTGTTATTCCTGTGAATGATATGGTACAAGCACCACCTTGTCCTCCACCACCACCTGTGTTGTCATAATATGTTGTGACGTTTGAGAATTGTATTTTTACATATCCTTTTTCTGTTGGTAACGCACCATCTGCTGATTCAGATACACCACCAGACCAATATGTTGTTCTATATGCAGATATACCTCTACGTCCACCAGTACCACCACCATTACCATTGTGTCCGACACCCGCTTGTCCACCAACACCACCAGGTGTTACGTTGATGATACCACATGCGGATCCACCACCTCCACCACCACCAGCAGAGCATCCACCACCAGAACCATTACCACCATTGGCAAAGTCTAAAACTCCAGATGTAGCAATGAGTGCCTGTGCAGGTCCTGTAGCGTCACCACCAGGATAGCAACCATCAACAGTACCACCACCGTTGTTACCACCACCTGATCCACCGCCACCGCCTCCACCGCCAGCTCCAGCGATGCAAACTCCATCATAAAATAAACCTGTAACACCACCACCAGAACCAGCAGTAGCACCATTACCCCATGCACCAGGTCCTCCAATACCAGAGATACATCCAGATGCACCAGTAACTGATGCAGTTGAACCATTAGGTTCTCCACCTGTACCAACACCACCTGGCCATGGAGGTCCCCATGGTTGTCCTGTAGCAGGGTCATTACCAGTTGTTCCCGCACCAGATGTTCCTGATCTCCTGTTGAAACCACTATTACCACCATTACCTAGTTCCCAACTAAGAGTTCCAGCACCATATGTTAATGTACCAACTAATCTTGATCCTCTACCACCATATCCACCAAGTGCACCAGTTCTACCTGTTAGTGCTTGTGGCCAACCTGGCCATTGTCCTGTACATCCAGAGTTAGCGTTAGCATTACCAGCACCTCCACCACCACCTGATATTTCAACTGTTATGCTTCTTGAAACTTCATTACCAGGCACTGATGGTATTGTCCATGATCCATTATTTGTATATGTTGTTTGTGATTGACTATTTGTTTGTTCTTTTATTTGTGCAGTTCCATATCCACCTGTAGTATAGTCTCCTGCTTGAACAAAACCTCCAACTCCACCACCAGCTGGATCGTTACTTCCATTACCTGTAACACCACCATCGTCTCCTGCGTCTCCATCGGTAACTGATATTTGAAATCTAGTGTCATCTAATAATGCTTGTGGTACTTCAACACTACCTCCTGCTCCTCCAGCACCACCTCCAGCACCTGATGTTGCACCATTACCACCATTAACTTTAATAATATAGAAGTTATTATCGACTGTTAGACCTATCTCACAATATCCTGCGGTTGCTCCATCTGTATCACTATCTGCACCACCACCGCCTGGTGCCTGTACTTGAATATATGTTCCAGTTACGTCTCCTTCACTAGCAGCGGGTGCTGTTACGACTGATGCTTGTGGTGTAATAAATGTTTCTTCTTTAATAGTAATAGCGTTGCCAGGTATTTCATATACTACTTGCTTTCCACCAACCAGTGTATTGTTATCAACTACATATGCTCTTGGTGGTGCTGTTGTTGGTGTCTCTACAAAATAACCATTTGCTAATTTAACTCTCATACTCCCTGTAGCAGGGGATGATGATGGTGTCTCACCATCTCTTGGTAATACATTAAGACTATCATTAGAGAATGCGTCTGCTATAACTGTAAAGTTACCATTATAAAAACTTTGTAGTGAACCTTCGACTGTTATTATATCACCGACTGATAAATTATGTGATCCGTCTGTATTGATAGTGATGTAGTTAGTATTAGCATCATATGTTATAGCAGTTACGACTACACTTGCTGACTCTGATACCAAGTATTGATATTGTTGATCACCAGATGTTCCTGCTCTGTCACCGATACCATTACTATTACCATATGTTGCTGCCTGTGAGTTCTGTAATGGTACACCAATCAAACCATGTGAGTGACCTAACGCACCACCAGCTGTTCCTTGTGGTTCAAATATATTAATATTTGCTCTACTATCAATATAATTGACTGCAAACTTATCAATCTCTGTAGGTCCTTGCTCTGCCTGTTTTGTTTGATCAACCTCAACAGATAATATTCTATGACCATGTGTAGGAGGGAATGGAAAAACATAGTCATCCATAGGTCCTATCTGATACTTGACAGTTCCTGTAATATATGCAGCAATGTCAGCAGTTATTGTAGTATATCCTGTAGTTCTAACATCACCAATAACAAAGAACTCTCCACTATCAATTAGTGTTGACTTAGGAATGTACCAATTACCACCAGTCTGTCCAACAAAGTTGTTGACTGCATTCTCTGGTGTTGATGTTCCTGCTCCGTTTACGTTACCAAATCCAAGTATCTTTTTTTGTCTATAGTCTGGTAGATTAAACGTACCAACATTATATGGATAGTCTTGTAGAGTAAATGATTTCTGTATAATAATAAGAGGATGAGCATCACTACCTGTAAAATCTTTTGTATAATCTGATGCTGTAACAGTTGATAAGTCAACATTATCTGGTAGTGTCAACTCATATGTAAATTCATTTGCCTGTGCTTGTGCAGTGACGTCTTCTGTTGGTTGTATTAATGAATAGAATGTGTTTTGATTAAATACAACACCACCTGGAAATGCACCAAACACACCAGTTCCAGACGTAGCAAATCTAAACACTGATCCAAAAGGATATGGTCTCTTTACATTTGCCTTATCGTTAGTGCTATCATAATAAAACTGGAAAAATAATTTATTGTTTATAATATATGATCTTCTTAATCCACCTGGTTGATTGTTCTGTGTTTTTGCTACACTTGCAGATCCACCATATCTATTTTGTATGATGCTGTATAATTCTGGATAGTCACGAATCAATAGTTCTTTACCATCACAATATAGATGCTGTGGATATGTGTACTCAGGTTCTTCTGATGCTAAGTTAAGGTCAGCAAAGACAGGAAGAATTGATCCGACAGGAGAATGATTACCAGTCTTATCGGAAAAATAATTTGCAAATGAATTCCTGTATGTTGCCATCTTAATACTTAATTAAAAATTCTTGGACTAGAAATGGTTGTATGTAACCATCTGCTTTGTTTTCTGCGTTCACATCAATGTTAAGTGTTGATGTTATATTACCACCAGGAATATATGCTGGTTGTGTCTTGACTTGATATGTGTGTGGTTCTTGATTGAAAGGAACCAAGTGTTTGTGCACACACTCATTACCAAACTCTTCTACATCAGTAACAATATTATTAAGAGCACCATATGAAACAGTGTTTGCTGTTCCATCAAATGGCACTTGAGTTGCTGCTGATACTAAAGATGGTGTATAGTTTGGAACTAATGATGCCCATGCAGCATTACCACTGATACTAGCATCAAACTGTGTACAACTAGCACCACCAATACCACATCTGTTTTCAGTTTTACATGACATCTCACCGTTATACGTGATGTTACCACATTGTCCTGATGCAGCACCGCCAGGTACGTAGATTGGAAATCCTGTAGTAGATTTTGTACCTAGAGTGGAACATTCATATTGCAATGTAGTTCCTGTTGGTACACCAGATCCTGCTGGATCTAGCTCAGGGATATCACCAGGTATCAAACACTTAGATGTCTGATCAAAGTTACAACCTGACCAACAACCACCAAACCATGTGTGAACCTCAGGAGGAGGACTACTAAAGAATCCAAAACATGATACTGTTATAACTCTCTGTTGTCTTGATGCAACTATCGCTGATGCTGCTGCCTGACATAATGGTTGCTTAGTGTTATTTACCCATGGCATAATACACAAACTAGACTTAGATGAGTATGAGTTTCTACCAAACAAACCAAATTCATTTGTTGATGATGCAGTCCTTGATCTTTTACCATCATGGAAGTGAGCATGTGGTTGGAATGCTGTTGCTAATACTTCTGTCTCTTCTGTGTAGTTACCACTAGACTTAGTGAATCCAGGTTGTCCTGTAATTTCAATTGTCTGTGATGGCAGGAAGAAATTACCTTGATACTGTACAGTAAATGTAGTACCAATATTACTGGTTACATCTAGTCCTACACCAGATTTAGTTATCTCTTGTCCTGCGTCATTGTCCAAATATGTGTCAAGATAAGTTCCTAAGTTTGATGAAAATGATGTCTTTGTAGACTTTGATCCAAGATCTGGCACTTGAAATTGATTGTCAAGTAATGTTGTATCTGGTTTTTTATATCTACAGTTTATACCTGTGCCTAATATGGTAGCAAGTTCTGGAAATACTTCTGCCTGATAGACTGCACCATCACATCTCAAATAACCAGCAGGAAGAGTTTGTGCTAAAGTAGGATCCTCTGGGTCTGATGATGATAATTGATTAGACCAGTTTATAATAGAACCAGTAAGAGTTCCTAATTTTCCTTTTTCTTTTGAATATAATACTGCCATTAGTATGCTCTGATGATATACAGTACGACTAAGGATGGTGTGTTAGGATTAATCTGTACACTCAATCCTCTGTCTACATCTATTGGTTCTAAGTTTCCAGTAGTCATATTATTTATGAGTATAGTGTTAGGTAAATTCATTTGTCCTAACGTCATTGCAATATCAATAGTGAAATGATTGTGAGATCCTAATGAGTTAGCAGTGAATGCATCACCAGTATGATTTAATGTGGTAGGATATGGAAAATCTCTACCAACTGCCTCTGGAGGTACGCCAAAATAATCTCCCTCATCAGTAGTTGGAGGAGTAGAACCATTACCTCTTCTTGCTAATGGAACTTGATCAGATACATAATAGTTTCTTTGTCCTAAGTATGTGCCAGGTGGTGGAAATGGAGCAGTAACTGCTGGTTGTTGTACTGGTACAATACATGAGTTGTCATCTTGATATGAAACTGTTTGTCCATATGCCTGTACTGTCCTAGGAACTGATGGCACTGCTGGAATTACGTTGGAAGCATTACCAAAATGTTTATGGTTATTTAATGATGGAAGTGAATCAACAGCAGGGTCATATGCAGTCCATGTAACTACACCAGGATCATATCTATCTGCTAATGGTTCAGCAGCGGTAGCACCCGTGTCAGATCCCGTTGTATATTCTGAACTTGCAACTTCAAAATATCCAGCATCAAATAATCCAAGATAACCACCACCTATTTCTACTGATGGATAAAAACCATCTGGTGGTCTTGGGTGTGTATGTGTTGCAGTATGTTCAACACCTAGTTTTCTAGGTATAGTTCTAATGGTATCAAAATATGATGGAGGTTCGAGAGTAATACCTTTTATCTTTCCTGCTAGTTCAGACTCAACTGCTGCTTGAAATTGTACATCAATATATGATAGTACATTTGATAATGGTTGCTGACCCTCAAATCCATTCAGTGAAACATAAGGTCCTATGACCTGTAATTCTTGTGGAGTTAATTGATTACTTTCTAAATCTATGAGTGCTTGTTGATTTAGTGTTGGTAGATTAAACACATCATCATCGTTATAGGATGGATATGAATTTGATATACCAATAAATGGTTGACCAGTCTCTACTATAGGACCGTATAAATTACCCAATATTTGTGCCAATAAAGGATAATCTCTTGCTTTGAGTTGACTACCATTACAGACGATCCAACCTTTCGGTATGGCATCTGGAGACAGTGCTGACTCACTTGTACTACCAGTCCATGGCATTATTGTGCCTATGGGACTGGCTTTCTGTGCTTTTATACGGTTGTAACTTGGCATTTATTATACCTCCATTAACCACCAACCTTGTACGCTGGTTGGGATGCCTATTTGATCATTACTATCGGTTGCACCAAGATATACTAATGCGAATCCTGCGTTAGGAGTCTGAACTACAAGTTCACCAGATGGATATGGAGTTAATCTATCTCCAAATAGTGTTCCTGTTGAGTCACCTTGTATTGGTGTTCCACTAGTCTCAGGAGTTCTGATAACTAATGTTGTGTCATACTTCAAGTTACCACCTACATCAATCATTCTTACAACATCACCTGTTTGTGGTGCTGCTGGTAGTGTAACAATTAATGTTTGTGTATTCTGAACATTGACCATGTATATTATATTTGCAATCAATGATAGATCTGCTTCTGGTGACGCTGCGGATAAGTATCTTGTATGTCTTGCACCACTTGATGTAGTGAAGTTTGTTAATCCGAATGCATCAATCGAACGATCTTGTTTGATAGTGTATTCACTACCACCATTTATACCTAGATTCTGTACTGAGAATACATCTGACTCTGTTGGTGATGCTGATGATACACCTGTGACTGTTAGAGTTGTCTTAGCAGTTACGTTACCTAAGTTGTCAACTGAGAATGATGGTGTGCAATTTAATGTTAGGAGAACGTTTTCTGGGCAGGATGATGGATATAAGAAGAAGTCTCCTCTAGCAAGTACACCAGCATCCCAATATAATAGACCTTGGTGATCAGCATGTCCGTCATCATTAACAAAGTGGAATAGTTTTGTCTGTTTAACACTATCGTAAATTACAAAGTTACCACCCGCTAGTGTTAGGTTATCTGTGACATTTAGACTACCCTCTCTATATGACTTAGCACCATCACCAACTTGCTCATTCATCACTGATGTATGAGTCTTACCATATAATCTACCAGTTACAATTCCAAGAATTTCAACACCAGTAGTTGTATTTCTAAATCTTAACCACTGTTTGTAGTCCAGTTTAGATTGTGAGATATATCCTCTCTCTAGTATTACAGAGAGATAATCATTACTTACACCAGCAACTAATCTTTGTCTGATCTGAGCATCAGTTACGAGAGATTGTGTCTCATGTTTGATAACTCTTCTAACAACATCAGCAGCACTGTGACTCATGTTGACTGTTCCTTCCTGTGCTCTAGTTGCAACGATTGTATTCGTTCCATCTACAACATCAGTGATTGTCATAAATTCAATCTGACCAGTTACACCTGTGAATGATGCTAGAGGTCCTACAGCAATTAAGTCTCCTATCGCAAACTTACCAGTTCCTTCTCCAAGAGATTGAACTGCAATCTGTAAAACAGATGCACTGTTACCAGCAGCAGTTGATATAATAGTTGTATTAGGACCATTACCCTGTATTGACTGTGGATCTGCGTAGTAACCATATGTGATTATCTCTGATGCATTCAATGCTGTTGGTAGATCAGCATTTGTAAGAATACTACCACTGCTAGACCATGCTAAGTTGACATCAAATCTACCAGCATGTGTTCCGATTGTTGTTGTTCCTGAGCATGTATCAACATCAAATGTAGTGTTGAGTCCACCATCAGTTGTAGTCAGTCTTTCGTTCCTGCTTGCTCTGAATGTAGTTCCAGTTACTGACTGTGCTCCAATAATATTGGATGTTAAGTAAATAGCACCACCAAATACAAAGTCAACAGCAGTATCTTGTAGTAAAAAGAGTGGTGATGAATCTGTAACGACAGATAGAACATCGCCCTTCTTAATATCATTGATTGTCTTACCAGAAGTTGTAATTGATACGTTAGTAATTACATTTGATCCAGCAGCAGCATCACCTAAGAATGAAATATCACTGAGAGTACCACATCCACCAGACATATTGAGTGATGAATTGATTGTAACAATAGAACCAGGTACGGCTGGGTTACCAATTTGTACCTCACCTGTTACAGAGTTAACTTCAAATACATCTAAGTCTGGGTCAGCACAATTAGAAACTCTAAACTTCTGTACTTGCTGATCTAATGATGTAATAACCTTGATATATTCTGGAACTTTTGGTGAATCATCTCTGTCAACAATGATGTAATCATTGCTTGTTAGATTACCACCAAACTCAGATAAGTATACACTATCAGTTGCACTGGTATCATTGTCAAGTGCTTGCTCTGTCCATGTAGCATCAAACTGTACGTTAACCTTGTATATTGGTGTAGTATCAACGTGATTACTTAATACACCACCAAATGCACCAAATGGTTGACGCTTGACTTTGATGTAGTAAGGTGCTTCACTTATTCTTGTAAGTTCTACAACTTGTAGAATCTCTGGATGACTGGTTGCAGATGATCCTGCACCAACAGTAGCACTATCAACTATGATATAGTCGTTAGTTCCAAAGTATGGATCGCCATTTGCTTTGACTGGAGCAAACTTAAGTGGTAAGTAGTACTCATCGCCAGATAGACCAGATAATATAATTGGTTCAACTGCTCCACCAGTATTGATTGAGTTCTGATATGATGCTCCACCCCATTGTCCTGCACCAGCAGTATCAACTTGGTTGTATCCTTCTTCGTTTGTCTGTTTTACGAGTACATTTAAGATGTCAACGTTCTTATTGAATAATGCCTGTGATATAATACCATCTTCATGTGAAACTATATCTGTTCCTAACTGTGCTCTTCCACCAGTAAATGCGAATGATGCAACACCACCACAAAGATGGACATCACCATTAAACTTAGCAGATGCAATAACTTCTAACTGGTTATTGATAGTAGTCTTACCACCCTGACCAGCGACATTAATTTCAGATGCGTTAGTAGCAAAGTTAATGATTGAAGGTCCTCCAGAGTTGGAGAAGAAATCAACCTGTGATGCTTGAGACTTAAGTTCAACAGTATCACCACTTGCTCTGCGGAATCCTAACCACATATCACCATCAACTCTCAAGTTTCTAGTCTTGATCTTGGTGTATGATAAGTCTTCGTTAGTGTTAGCATATGCACCACCAATTTCTACCTTAGAAATGCTAGTGCCAGCACTGTCAGGTGTTGCACCTAACCATAGGTTACTGTGTGCAGATGAACCACCAACATATATGAACTGATCTGCAGTGCTATCATTGAATAGATTAGCAGTTGTAACCTGACTACCTATGTTTAATGTACCAACGAATGTAGTATCATCGACTAGGTTAAATGTTCCTGTTGTCTGTGATGTTCTGATCTCAGCAATTACACCATCGCCATTAACTTCGATGTCATGCTCAAATCTAGCATCAGCAGTGAATCTTGATGTTCCTGCTACAACCAGAGCTCTGTCTAGGTTAGCATTACTTACATTGATACCAACACGACCACTGTTTGTAGTTGCTATTCTGAATACTGATATGTCATTAGGAGCAGAACTATCTCCACCAACTAATAATGCATTGTCAACAGCAGTCTTATCACGATCAGCAAACTGTGTATGCTGTAAGAAGTCAGCAGTTGTTCTACCACTGATGAATGCTGTACCAACAACATCTAAGTTAGCACGTGGATCTGTTGTAAGGTTATCAACAAACGCATTTTCATATGCACTGTGTGGTGCTCTTGCGACTGTGTTAATACCTAACTTGTAATCACCAATAGTTTCTGTCTCTGTTCTTAATGCTTCACCACCTAATACACCAACTTCCTTGAAGTTAGAGTTAGAGAACTCAATGGTAGGTGCTGTCGCTCCTACAGCAGTTCCAGCAATGATTGTCTCCCATGGTTGTGTTGCCTGTGGAATCTGATCAATAACTTGGAAATGACAGTAGTTATTTGTTGGTGAGAATGGATCGCCAGGTTTAGCAGCATATATCTGCCATGTTAGATTTAATCTAGGATCATAGTAGAAGTTCTTAATTCTAATCTGTGAACTAGATGTAATTCCAATCTCTTGGTTAGTAAGAGCAACGCCACTATTAAAGTCTCTGAACTCTAATTTAACAACGTTTGATCCATCAAACACAATATTGTCAATACTATTGTTAGCAATCTGTGCAAAGTAGTTAGCGAGGATCCAACCAAGAGAACCACTCTTACCTATTTCAGATCCCTTAAGTAATACATCGCCTGTTTTTGCTAGTACACCACCATAATTTACAAACTGTCCTGCGTTTATTCTAGATCCGCCGTTTGCAATCAATGGAGATTGATTAGGTGTGATGTTAGAAGCAACACCCGCTACAGTATGTGTCTGGAATAAGTATCCCTGACCATTACCTCTAGCATTAAACTGGAATACAGCAGATTTAATTGTGTTCTTACTAATTCTGATGTCACCCTCAGTTGGAGGTGAGAATGAAGTTCTGTCTAGTCCTTCATCCTGTTCTAGTTGTGTAACTGGATCAACAGATGTGACATTTGAACGAATGATCAAAGCATCACGTGCCTGTGTAAGATCAGAATCTTGAACAGCAATGGTGATAGGTGATTCAAATGTGTTCACCAATTCACCGTCACCACCAACAACTGTAATATTCTGGTTGAATGTTACAGGAGTATCGAAGGTAGTAACTAATCCTCCTAGTGTATCATCCTCATCTCCATCATCTACAAGTGTTGCCCTGTCTATGAATGTCTCTTCACCAGTGATAGCATTGATTCTTCTGTTACCAATATACAAGTCACCTTGTGAGTTGATACCAGTGTAGAATACAATACCACCGTCTTGTTTCTTGGACTGTGCGTAGAAGTCTTCGTCTGGTGTGAGTACAACTTCTTGTCTTGCTGGTAAACCAGTACTGTAGTTACCTGGACCGAAACCGAGGTATTCAAATGTGTGGTTTCCTGCTCTTGCGATAGATGGTCGTCTAAGTTCGACGTAGTATTTCGTATCTGTTATTGATACAGCACCATTACCACCAATCGGTATCTTTCTTTGTTCAGATCCTGATGCAGCGTTACCACTTTGTGCTTCAATTGTATATGATCTTTCGATAAACGCTGGTTGTTCTGTCAAGTCTGCAACCATTTCTCTGGTTGTTGATCCTTTGAAATCGTTGACTGTAACAGCACCATGTACATAGTTATCAGCAGCAGAGTATGCTTGTGGTGGATCAATTAATCCAGCATAGTAATCTTTCTCTTTCTGTGTTGTACCAGAGTTGTTGAACCAAAGAGGATCGTTTCTATAGTTTAGAGGATATAGTTTACCGACTGGTTGTGAGAACTTAAACTTCTTAAAGTTGTTAGTTACACCAGCACCAGTTGGGAATGGTGAGATATTACCACGTAGTGCAGTTAGATAGTAAATACCATCCTGCTGACCTGAGATACGTTGTTGTAATGTCTCATATCCAAAGATATAGAATGTATCTTCAATAACACCAACATCATCAACACTATCAACATAGTATTCTACACCAGCGTCATCTTGTATTCTGTCGCCAGGTGTGATTGTGTAAACGTTCGCACCGTTTTGCTTGTAGAAAAACTGGGGATTATTTTTTGCAATTTGGGTCTTAAGAGGTAGTGATTTGCCCATATCCTGATCCTCTAGCATGTCAGCAAAGACTGTGCCTTGAGTAAATCTTGTATTGGCGTACTCACTATAAACTAGATCACCACCACGAATATTCTTGATGATAATATAATGCTCACCATTTATGGTGTAGTAAGCATGGATATTTGCAAGACCTGATGAGTTACCAGCAAATGAAACTGCGTTGGTAGATGATGCAAGATTATTTACTTTGCTTGTTACGAAGTTACCACCCTGTGGTGATGTGATCTTAACTGTAGTAAATGTCTCGTTTCTTAAGCCAGGGAAGTTCTTAGTATCGACACCATGATCAAATAGTGTTAGTTCTAAGTATTCAATGCTGTCATCTAATATGTCCTTAACTTTACGTCCAGACTCGATTGTTGCTTGGATACCAGATGTGAACTTAGCAAATGCTCTGTATTCAATACCAGCACCTGTTGTGTCTCTTCTGTATGGATCGTATGATCCAGATGTATCACCAATAAATTCACCAGCATCAACTGGGTTCTGGAATCTAGCACCATATACACTACCAACAACTGGTTTTAGTAGGATCTTCTGTGGTACTAACTTACGTGTGTCGTCAGTTCTAGTCTTAATAACAAATCCATTGATAGGATCTCTAGCGTTCTGTAAGTAACTAGGAATAACCATACGAAGTTTGTATGTTCTCTCATCAGCAATACGATTGTCTTCTAGACGCTGATACCACATGTCAGTGGATCTTTGTCTGTCTGCGTAGTCTGACTCCTTAATTCTCCAGAATATATTATTTTTCTTGACGTTATCTGGTTGTCCAGTAACTTCATCCCTACATTGAATGTACCATTTACCACTTGTTGCGGTAGCGTCAGTAAAGCCAGGATCAAACTTCATTGGTGAACGACGTTTGTTAGCAAATACATCAAACTTAGTTCCACTCTGACCAGATGCAAATGTAATTGGATTTACATTGTTAATAGCATCAGCATGTGACTTGTGTAATGTGATTACCTTACTGTTCTGGTAACGAGTGAAGAACTCAACGTTAGGATTAATTCTACCGATAGCAGAATTTTGTGGATCAGTAACTGCAACAGATGAATCATTTGCATAAGTTGTAGAAACTAGAGGTAGTACACCACCTTCTACTGCTCTGATGAATGCTTTCTGTGGAGTTGTTCCTGCATTTGGTACATCAAATATATGTGAAACGTTGGTCATAATACCAGCGTTGACTGTATTTGTTAACTCTGCACTGTAGTTGTGTAGATCATACTTGTCATCAAGAACGAATTGATAAAGATCAATCTCAACATCCTTGTCTATACTATCTGTCTCAGATGCATAGATGTAGATACCAGCAGCAGCATTTTCTTT